ACTATCCCACAATATCCAATTGTTGATGCAACCAAAAGAATAATAACAGCGTGTGCCGTTAGTATTGACTTGGCTAATAACGTCAATGTGAAAGTAGCAAAGGGCAATACATTTGTAGCACTTGACCCCGCTACTGAACTTCCCGCCGCACAAGCATACATAAACATAATTGGCGATGCAGGGATAAACTATAATGTTATCTCATTAGCGGCTGATAAGCTGTATATAAAGGCAAATGTTTACTATCAAGGGCAATACTCAGCAATCATACAAACCAACGTTATAACGGCTCTAAACAATTATTTGCAAAACTTATCTATAACCAATTTCGACGGATCAATAAAAATGTCGGATTTGGAAAATGTGATAAGGCAAGTTATTGGCGTTACTGATGTGGTATTGGTAGGAGTAATTGGCAGACCTGACAGCCCGACCCCATCAGACCCGACCAATAGCGCAAGTAGTACAATTCTTATTCAGAATCAGCAAGTAATAGCACGATTATACAATCCGAAAGCGGGGTACATGGTGCAGGAGACAGTTAGTGGATATACATTTGCAGATACATTGATATTTATAGCGCAATAGAATGAGCATATTTGATATAAATTATTTTACAAAGGTCAAAGAGTTGATGCCTCCCGATAAGCGGGATAACGTCATGCTTGGATTCTTAAAAGCTTTTGTTTTGCCTGTTCAATACCTGAGAAATAAATTTTTAGGCGATTACAGGACGGGTAGTTTTTACGCTCAATATGTGCCATCTGTGCCTTATTATCAAGGTCAGAAAGTTGTATATAAGCAAGTAGTTTATGAATCATTGGTTGATAACAACACCTATAACCCTCCATCCGACAAGTGGCAAGTTTATTTGCCGTCATTCATTGGTGTAGATACCCGTGTTTTGTTCAATGGCAGACTTGTGACGCTCACTTATGCGCTCAATGACTACTATCGCTCAAACTTTAGACAACCTAGCTTATTAGGGTGGGCTAGTACCGCAGATTCTACCCATAGCAAATACTCGGATATATACATAGTAAACCTATCATCAACAATCGGAGGTTTTAACGTAGGTCAGACAGTTGGTAGCTATGTTGCTCAACACGATATATCTAGTTACTCTGCATGGGTAGCGGGAAGCTATAATATTGGTCAATTGGTGACAAGATACGGACATTTGTATTTATCCAAAACCAACGGCAACACTGACCAACCGCCATCAGCTAACTGGCAGATAACCGATACTGTTGCAAAGGGATTTGTAACTAATCGGGTAGCCAATTTCACTATATATTTTCCTACTGCATTATATGCGACCACCAACGAATCGGAGGTGCGTAAATTTGTAGATGGATTGATACCGAAAGGATTATTTTACACTATTTCAACATATTGATATGCCTAAGTATTTAGATCCACAATTTATAACAGACGCCGCGCAGATGCCAATAAAAAAAGGCACACTGCAATTCTTACAGGATGCGCATACAGATAGCCTTGCCGACAGCATTAAGGCGCAAATAGGCAGTTCATATAGTCTGACTACTCCGTATGTCCTTTGGGGATGCGTTAATAGTGGTAGCGGTTCATCTTATTCCATTTCTGCGGGGGCGATATTCTATTTCGGTGGGGTGTATGAGGTTGACCCTGTTTCATTCACTGCATCAGGCGGTCATACTGCGGTATGTAATTTTGTGACCACTCAATATACGGTTGATGCTGACCCAGTGACGTTTACTGATTTCAGTAGCCATAACGTTCACAACATTGTAAAAATAAAGGTGCAAGATGGTGCAACTGGTAGCGGTATATTTGATTTTAGCACACTTAATAGAAGTGTGTTTTTGCCTTATGTTCAATCGCTTTTGCAATCTGAGATTGATGCGATAGAATCGGCGTGGGTAGTTAGAAATAACAATACAGATATATCGGTTAGTGGCTCAGGTGCAACCGTTACGTCTAGCTACATGAAATATAAGATTATCGGCAAAACCATGTTTTTACATGTGCAGGTTTTAGTATCAAGCGCAACGGGCATAACCATATTGATACCTGCATCCAAAAACGCAAACATAGGATTTCAGACATATTTCCATACGCCTATATTTAACAATGGCACGGGGCATCTTATTAACGGTTATACATTTATAGACCCTGCCACACCTAATAATATAAACGTAATAGCGGATGGTGTTTCATTCCCGTCTCTTACGCTTGTATCGGGTGCATTTACTTTTGAAATAGCTTAATGAGCGCAATTGATTGATGGCGCGTATTGAGTAGATATTAATTGATTAGGTCGTATGGTATATCTCACGGTCATAAATGTTGAAAATCCGTTGTTTGAATATGGGAAAGCTATACGTCCGTTATTGCACGTTTGCAATGTTACACCGTACATATTTGATGAAATGTAAATGGCTGAATCGTCAATAATAACTTGGTCTTTCTTGCAAGATGCAAACAGGCAAACAACGATTGCGGAAAGGATTAATTTTTTCATGTTTTTAGTTTTATAGGTCAAATATAAAAAAATAAATGAGTAGAAGTTCATCAATTGATAGAAGAGTACAGGCTTATCTTAAACCGACTACTCATATAAAATTCAATGAGTACAAGGAAAAGCATGGAATGACCGAAAGTGAACTGGCATCAACTGCCATTCAAGAATACCTATCCAACCAATCTAAGCGTGACTTTACACACAATACAAGGCGCAACCATTACCCCGAATAGTCCTCACTTACATTAGTAACTTACTTTGTAGCCTAGCCCAATACTGATAGGTAAATTTGCATTAATGAATTATTGCATTGACCCATCAGCTAACGAGCCTATTATGCTTATTGATAGGCATATTGGTTTTGACGATGACGAAGGTCAAGGCATAGACGGCTCTTTATTTGCACAGGAACTATTACAACTCGATACGCTCGGTAAATCTAAAATACATATTTGGATCAATTCGCCTGGTGGAGTAGTGATGGATGGGTATAGCATTTACAATGCAATCTTAAAAACCAAAACTAAAGTAGATACTTGTGTGCATGGCATAGCGGCTAGTATAGCGGCGGTTATCTTTCAAGCGGGACGATACAGAACAATGAGCGACTACTCACTGCTCATGTATCACAATCCATACGGAGGTGACGGAGGCGATGAACTGGCTAAGATGAAGGAATCTATCGCAATAATGATAGCAGAGCGCACAGGCAAAACAGTAGAAGAAGTCCATAAGATAATGGACAAAACTACTTGGATGACAGCATCAGAGGCATTTGAAAACGGTTTTTGCGACATGATAGAAGTATCATCCAATCAAAACAAGAAACGCGCTACAAATGACGCTAAAGCACTTTGGAAACAAGGCGCAACAGTTCTAAACAGTATTCTTAAAAACAATAATAAAATGACTAAAGTAGCAAATAAGCTGAATCTCAATGAATCAGCATCGGAGGACGCAATCATCTCGGCTATCAATGAAATTCAGAATAAAAAGGCTGAATCTGATAAGAAAGCCGAAGACCTGAAAAAGCAAATGGATGATCTTGATGATGATTACAAGGCTAAGATGGAAGACCTTAAAAAACAACTGGATGAGTGTAAGAACGAAATGGAGGACTACAAAGCTAAAGCTAAGAAAGCCGAAGATGAAGCCGAAGATGACAAAATCAAGAATATGCTTGAAGGTTTTGTTGCTCAAGGTCGCATTAAAGGTGATGCTAAAGATAAATGGCACTCAACGGCTAAAGCTGTCGGTATTGATACCGTAAAAGACATGATAGCAAGTCTGCCTATCAACAAATCAGCAGTAGCAATAGATGTTCAAAATAACGCTACGGGCGATGCAGTGCTTACAAACGTAGTAGCATCAACAATGCGCGACATCAGAATCAAAAACGGTCTTTAATCATTAAAAAATAAAATAGAAATATGTCAGAGGCATTAAACATTCAAGACACGAGCTGGTCAGGTCCCGCCGCTTCGTACATGATTACCCGTGCGGTAGTTGGGGCTGATACTATCGAGAAAGGATGTATCTATGTGGAGGATGGAATCCGTAAAAAGAAGACTATCCCACGTATTGAGGTTACAAACTTCATCCAAAGACGTTCTGCTACTCCTACCTCACAAGGTACAGTAAATGTAGATGGTCGTGTGCTTACTCCACAAGATTTGATGCTTTACTATGAGTTTAACCCGCGTGACTATGAGCAACACTTCTACGCTGAGCAACTGCAACCTAAATTGCTTGGTCGTGAATTGCCAGTGACCGCAGAGAACTTTATGATGATTCAGACAATGAAACGTCTTAATGAATTTTTTGAAAACGCTATCCACCGTAGCCGTATTCAGTATGATTCAGCAGGTAGCGCAGTTGACCCTACAACTAAAGGCGAAACAGCAGATGCTTCAGCTTACTTTTATTTTGATGGTCTGATTAAAAAATTGCTTGACGCAGTTTCTGACCCTTCATATCCTACTATCACAGTACCTAGCCCTGTTGCACTTACAGCAACAAACATACGTGATAAGTTTGCTCTGGCTTTGACACTTGTACCTAAAGCATTGCTCGGAAAATTTGGTAAAGGCGGTCTTAAATTCTGTGTTTCTTACGCAGATGAGCAGAAATATGCAGAGGCTCTCCGTACTGATGCTTACAAAAATACTCGTTCAGATGAAAAGGCTTATGATCAATTCAGAGGTTATGAAATAGAGATGCTCGCAGGTCTTCCTGAAAACACATTCTATCTAGCTATTCAA